AGAGTATCTCCATCTTCTAGATCAGAAGCAAGTGTTACGTTTACAGTTGTTGCTGCACGTACTGATGCTTTCCAGTCAATACCTTGTGCTGCTGAATCTACATATCCCTTAGTTGCTGCATCTGTTGCATTTGTTGGTGTTCCAAGACCTGTAATCTTGTATGTAGCCATTGCAACATCGCCAGTTGGTGCTCCAACAGCGCTTAATGCAAACTCTGATGGGTCTACAGAAACTGCTCCTGTGTCATCATCATAGTCAAGACCATTTCCTACAGAGTTACCAATAGCATCTTGTGCTCTTTCATCTGTAAAATATTTATTGGTTGCACCTTCTGAAACATCATCAGTTCCTATAGTACGTGTTCCACCAAGTGAAACTGATGTACCATTAATAGTAATTGATGAGTTTGCAAGTTTATCATTTGCAATTGAACCTGCAAGCATTGCATTTGTTACTGTAGCAGTATCTGCTGCAGTAATTGCAGTTCCAGAAATCTTGGTTTTATCAATTGCTGCGGATGCGTTAATATCAGCATCTAAAATTGTACCGTCAGCAATCATTGTACTTGTAACACTGCCTGTATCTCCAGTTGTTACAAAGTTTGAATCTGAAAGTGCAGTATTAAATTCTGCAGTAGTTCCAGAAAATGTATTGCTTGATAAGTTAATTGTTTTGTTTGTAAGTGTATCTGTAGTATCACGAAGAACAACTTGTCCAGTTGCATTTGGAAGTGTAATTGTTCTATCTGCTGTTGGGTTTTCTACTTGAAGTGTTGTCTCATGATCATCTGCTGAAGAACCTTCAAACTCAATGCTTGATCCAAACACGCCAACTGCTTGTGGTGCTGCCCACTCAATTCCATTTGTGGCTGAGGAATTTGCAGTGAGAATATATCCGTTTGTACCCGCTTCGAGGCGGGTTACGGCATCTGCACCTGAAGCAACTAGCAAATCACCTTTGGCGTCTACTAATGCTTCTGTTAATATATCGTGACCGTTTACAGTTGCTGTTGATCCTTCAACTACGAGTCCCGCTTTTACTCTAAAGTCTTTTACGACGGTTGCCATCTTTTATCTCCTTGGTTAAGCCTTTAACCCTAAACGCATATAGCGTAGAGTTATTGGGGTTTGCCCTACCACTGGAACAACAGTTAGTGAAACTGTGTCCGACGCCCTTGAAACAGAGATGGTGCCAATATTCCCATCATTGTCTATCGTTGCATATTCGCTGACAGAAATATCTGATCCGTCAATTAATATGTTCATCTCTGTGGCGTAATATTTATTTGCGCCTCCAGAAGTCTTTTTTAATGAGATCATATATTTCATTGATCTCCACTCACTTGCTGTAAAGTTATCAAATACGGTTGAGTTTTCAATACCGTTAATTGTTGATTCATTATTGCCGTAACTTCCCAAGTCTGTTGCTTGAGCAGAAGCGGTATCAATTAAATCTTCATAGTTTTCCTGGGTTGGTCTATCGCCAGTCTGAAATAGTGCTTTAACTGCTGAGAGTGATGTTCTTGCCATGTTGAAATTATATCACATTATTAGAGAATATAATTATTAATTCCAATAATTTGAAGACCAATTCCAGGCACCCCAGAATATGCTGAAGGTATGCCAATTGTAGTAAACCTAATTCTAAAAGGCAAAACCTCATTAATCTTTATACCAAGGTTTGTTGGAATAATCTTAGTAATTGGATAATTTACTGAGTCAACCTTTTTAGTTCTTTGTGTTGTTTCATCAATAATTATTGCTGAAGCCATTATGATTCACTATTTGTTACGTCTTCAATGATAACCAGTGTTCCTCTGGCTACCGTCCAAACCCTACTCTCATCACTTAACTCAATATCAAAAATATCACCAGTCTCTAGTAAAACTGATTGTTCTGCATTTAAAGAAACTGTAAATTCTCCATCATCATCACCTTCTGCTGGTGCTGGTGCTAACTCTACAATTAATTCTGCATCATCTGTAAATTCTCCAGGTTCAGTATTGGGTCTTTTAATTTCCATTGCAATATTCCAATCTTCAATTACTAATGGAATTTTATTATCATCTGTTACATAAACTCTAAATGCTGCAGTGTCTCCTCTAACTACCGTCCAACTAACCTCTGGTGGTTTTAAACCAACTAAATAAGAATTTTGCTGTTGCGATCTAAGTGTTGCCATTATGATAAACCTGCTTTCAATGATCCCCATGTTCCGTTGCCTTTTGGCTGACCAACAATTAATATTCCAGTTGATGCATTAGCCTTTCCTACTATTGCTACTGCTCCAGAACCAGTTGCTGGTTGTGTTGCCGTTAATCCTCCACCATCTGCTACATAAAGAATATTTCCAGCGGTATAAGAATTTGTATTTGCATCAAGAATTACTCCAGAAACGGTAACAACACCATCTGAATTATTTCCAATTGCTGATTCTGTTAAACCTAGTACTGGGAATGTAGCAAGGTTTGTAGAATTACATTTTTCAATTGTTGGTTTTGTTGAAAATCCAGTTATATAAACTGGCGTTGCTTTTGCAATTGTTGCACCACTTATATTTCTTACCTCTATTGTATGATTAACAAGATTAGGTAAAATAAGTTCTATTTGCTCTGCTAAATCTTGTAAATCTTCATGAATATTTACTGGATCGCTAGATAGCGGATAAGGAAGATCATAATTTGCGGTTGCACCAGTTGCCATAATCTTCTCATTATACCACTTGATCATAATATATTTTTAATAAAATATGCGACGGTATCAATAAACTTGACCAAAAGCCTTAAATCGTGTTATAATTAATACACTACCGAAAGGTAGTTTTTGTTTCTAAGGAGGTAACACGAATGAGAAACATTGAGCAAAAAGTTTGGTTGGGGTTACTGTCTATTGTTGGTTTGGTTGCACCTTTTAGCAATGCTGCCAATGCTTTAGATAATAATTTATTGACTAAACCCTCCGTTGAAATCGTTCCAGCCCCCGTTGGGGCTTTTCTGATTTCTAAGGAGAAAACATTAGAAAAATATGAAAATGCTCATAAATTAACTGATTCTCAATTAGTTGATTTATTGGGTGCTATAGGGTTTAAGGGTAACTCATTAAGAACAGCCTGTGCAATTGCCAAGGCTGAATCTAATGGAAGACCTTTTGCCTTTAATGGTAACTCAGAAACTGGAGACAGTTCCTATGGAGTGTTTCAAATCAATATGATGGGACAACTGGGTCCTGATCGTAGAGAAAAGTTTGACCTTGATTCTAATGTTGAGTTATTTAACCCAGTTACTAATTCAAAAATAACATTTCACATGACTAAGGGTGGAAAAGATTGGTCGGCATGGAGTTCTGTGAACGGACCACGGTACCACGAATGGTACAACAAGTATCCTTGTAAGTCCTAAAATTAAATAAAAATACCCCCATTAGAGAAATCTTTTGGGGGTTTATTTATTATGTTTGTTATTGATTATGACCAACTTACATTTCCAGTACCCGCTGTAATTTTTGTGTATCTATTTCCACCGCCAGCGTCAGCATTTGTGTGTGATGCAGTTAGTCCTGCACCTACTGTAATTGTTGCTGTATTTGGATATCTAAGAATTACAACTCCCGAACCGCCGTTGCCGCCAACGCCACCAAAGTTTGATCCACTATTACTTCCATAGCCAGCACCGCCACCACCACCACCTAAATTAGTAGTTCCAGCGTTTCCTGCACTACCTGTTCCACCACTATTATTACCAATACCCTGCGAATTGCCACCAGCACCACCGCCACCAGTTCCGCCTGTGCCACCAGTTTTTGATGAAATATTATGACCAGCAGTTCCTCCTCCGCCGCCACCTGCGTAGGTTACAGATGAACCAGTTATTGAAACTGCAACACCATTACCACCAGCACCTCCGTTAGATGAATTTGCAGCACCACCTGCTACGCCTGCTCCACCACCTCCGCCACCGTTATACACATTTGATGCATTGTCAAATGCCGCTCCGCCACCAAAACCTTGACCTGAAGGGGATGCCGAACCAGCACCACCTGCGCTAGAAAATGTTGCACCACCTCCAGAACCACCACTATTAGCAGCCTGAACATTAGAGGAATATCCTCCACCTCTACCACCGCCAGTAGATGTAATTGTAGAAAATATAGAATTTGAACCATTTGTTGCATCATCAGGGACGGTTCCACTTGGATAACTATTACCTGCGCCACCAGCACCAACTGTTACTGTGTAAGTAGTTCCACTATTTAATGATAAAGCACTTTCTAAAGAACCATTACCACCAGTATTAGTTACAGTAGAGCGAAGTCCACCAGCACCACCACCGCCACCTTGCCATGCACCACCTCCGCCGCCACCAGCAATTACAAGATATTCAATTGTAATTGTGTCTGGATTAGTGGTAATTTGATTGCTTGCACTAGATGATGCTGATGTTCCATTTGCATTTGTTGCAGTTACTGTAAATGTATAATTAGTAGATCCTGTTAGTCCAGATACAGTAATAGGAGAAGAGCCAGTTCCTGTTAAAGATCCAGGACTTGAGGTAGCAGTAAAAGAAGATGCGGCAGCACCTAAAGTAGCAGCGGTATAAGCAACGGTAGCCGTAGTTGCGCCAGTAGCGGTAGCAGCACCAATAGTTGGGGTATTGGGAATAGCAGCGGATGCCTGACCTCTACTTGCTTTAAAATTATTTGCTAAACTTGAGTCATTAAATAGTCTTTTAATTGCCATTATGCTAGGTACCTTATTACAATTATGCCATCGCCACCATTACCCGCAGTATATCCGTTACCACCACCACCGCCACCGCCACCTCTAACACCAGCAACACCATTTCCTCCAGCATTTGAATTTCCGCCACCATCAGTTCCAGTACCACCAGTACCTCCAGCACCCCAGTTTGCTTGACCGCCACCGCCACCAGCATAACCTAAAGATGAACCGCTAATTGAGGACGTATAACCTGTACCGCCAGATCCTCCAGCGTATGGGCTAGGAGCAGTTTGACCATTGCCTCCATAACCTCCTCCACCTCCTGATGCAATTCCTCCGCCGCCATCATAAGCACCATTTCCGCCATTGCCGCCAGCAGATCCAGTGCCACCAAATCCATTTTGTGCTGTAGCAAAAGTACCACCACCACCAGATGTTCCATTTCGTCCTACACGATCATCAGTTGTATTAAAAAAGGCACCGCCACCACCGCCGCCGCCTGATGATGTCCCATTAAAACTTGAAGATGCTCCATTACTTCCAACTCTATTAGAGTTTGTGCCACCAGCACCACCTGCGCCAATTGTTGCTGTATAGTTTATAGCACTTAATGTAGCATTAACTAATGCAACTCCTCCTCCGCCGCCACCGCCGCCAAAGGATCCACCTCCACCTCCACCACCAACTACTAAGTAATCAGCATTTATTGTTTGAGTTGGAGTAAATGTTCCTGTAGCATTAAAAGTATGAATTACATAACTACCACTAGTTGTTATTGTTCCACCTGTTGCTTTAATACCAGAGTCAGTAGTAATCTGATTGCTTGCTGCTGAGGCAGTAGATGTGCCATTAGCATTTGTAGCGGTTACAGTAAAAGTATAATTAGTTTCAGCAGTTAATCCAGAAACTGTAATTGGTGAAGAACCAGTTCCTGTTAAGGATCCTGGAGATGAGGTAGCAGTAAAAGAAGATGCGGTAGCACCTAAAGTTGCTGCTGTATATGTAACAGTTGCAGTATTTGAACCAGTTTTAGTAGCAGTTCCAATAGTTGGGGTATTAGGAATGGCAGCAGAAGATTGACCAACACTCATTTTAAAACTGTTGGCTATGCTACTACTAGTAACTGCTCTTTTGACTGCCATTTCCTTATACCGTTCTTTTTTACTCTGTTGGTAATTCTAGCCAACTTGTTGTGTCTTCATCCCACATCCAAAAACCTTCTTCTGGTCTAGCAACTGGTGCTTGCCAATCAAAGTTTTCATCTAGTGACCAAGACGCAAATGGGCGGGGAGCAATAAAAACATCTGCCTCCGCATTATA